CATGCTTCGCTCCATTCATCGTCCACAACTGTAGCTCGTAACTTGCGTTACTGTCGGGCACATATATATCTACATCCGATATAGTTGTTTTATTAGTGAGTGCATCGTAAGACTGAGTAGTATAAGCTGTAAGCCCCTGAGCAATCTTAGAGTCCAACAATATAGGATAACCTAAATCTCCCCTATACGAATGGAATCCGTGTATCGTTTCTGTATGCCCGTCCTCAAAGCTTAACTTCTCTAATTGCAGGACGCCTCCCACATGATTAAGCATATACAATGTACTATCTATAAATTCAAAACCACAAATGTTGTTGCAATGTCCGAACTCAAACTTCTGCCATGCACTCTGTACCTTTTCGTTATTTGACCAAAAGTACTTGTATACATAGAGCGTGTCCTGTTCCGTTCCTCGGTCTGACTTTAAGCAGATAACACTTTGAATTGGAGAACCTGCCATCCTTTGTACATTGCTTCGGATGTACCTTGGTACTTGCTCTGTTACTTCCTGTGCTGTGAATACCTCTGTATTGTTATCAACAAAGTACTCATACAGCCCTTCGTAGTTATCCCGCTTAAATGGGAAGTATATATAATTACCTAGTGCTAGAGGTTCTACTTGATCGGATACATCGTACTCACTGACTGGAGATATAGCTACCGTCTTAGGTGATAACACATCTTGACCACGCAATACAAACTGTGAAGTATCACTAAACAACATCAGCTTTTCTTGGAATGCTTTAGCGTGTTTAAGGATTGCTACTTTTGTGTGACTCAGTCCGATATCTATCGGTGCACTGTCTAGTAACTGCTGTGTGGTAGTACGGAAGAAGTTAAAGTATTCATCTGCTTCACTGAAGATAACATGGCTATCTGTAAGTATACCTAAGCGGTTCTTAAAGAAGAAGATGTCGTTTATTGTTTTACCGACGAATGAAGGAAATGGATTGGTGAAGTCATCACCCGCTGATCGTCCTGACCATCCGCTGCCGCTAGTCGTCTCATTGGGTCCGTAGTAGTACACATCTGCCTCCCAATCTAAGTACCCTTGTGTAGTGTCTGGAACCTCCGACCAAAAGTCTTGCCAGTCAGCACCTACTCCCGGTTTATTACTGTTAGCCGCTGTGTGGTCTTTATCTAATCGGTAGTAAGTAGTCCCTTGTTTGACAATTAAAAGCTCGTTAGGTGTCTGTAATCTGAAGTCGTTAATATCTCCGTTCTTAAAGAATGGGACTAAGGTGACGGGCATGGTGCTATTAACAAGCAATGTATCTATCCCTTCCATTATACTACCCGGCGATTCGTCTTGATAATAACCAACTGTTTCCACCCAAGTGCCTTCTCCAAACTCTTCTTTTTCTTTAGTGGAAAATCTCACATAGTAATCGTCTTGGTTTATATCAGCATCGCCTATTACCTTGACTCTAAAGTTGTTGTAACACTTAGCTGGTAAGTCTGTAATACTGTTTACCTCTCGATATACAACACCTAGTCCTTGGTCAGCTAATCCATCTTCTGTTCGTATTTTAAAAGGACCTTTAGTATTTCTTAGTTTTATTAATGATCCTTTTACTTCAACATTAAAATCACTGTTGGTAGTTACTAAAGCTTGAGTTACATTAAACACGGTGTTGTCGACCCGAGTACTGCTCTCAATCCAGTCACGTGCTTGTCCTTTATATATAACCCTGTAGTATGTTCTAAACTCTTGTTGTAAACTGCTGTTAGGATTAAATCCAGAACCTCTTCTTAAAAAAGAAAAACCAGTAATGTTTCCTTCTAAAAAGTTTATATTCAATAAGGCAGTGGATTCGGGGTCGTTAACTCCTGTTTGGCTTAATGTGCAAGTTACCTTGAGGTCGACTACAATATCAACAGTGCGATTTCCTTCTCCAGTTGTTAATGGTAAAACTTTCCCCGGAACGCCAGCTGCCCAAGTAGGAGCGGTGTTATTTAATGTTAAAGAACTTATACCCGTTGTGTTGGTAACGTGATCTTCTATTAAGGCTTTTAAATCTTTAGCTATCCTAGTCGTATCCGCATGACTCGCTTCGTCCGTAGAACCAGATTTATAGGTAGCTTCGCTATCTCCGCCGTCTGGAGTGTGTTCCGCTAGATGGTCCGCTCCGTGAGTAAGCGCATTTGAATTAAAATTAATCAAAGAGTTATCGAGATATATACTATAATGCTTACCGTAATCCCCTAACTTAACAGTGATGATTGCTTCGTGTACGCCTGTCGAGTAAACTGTGTTAGCCGACCATTTGTTGTTTGTTGTTGTATCTGTTACCTCCTCCCACTTCGTAGAATCAAAAACGGATGTAGAAGTGTGTGCCTCTATACATAAATAAGTAACACCGTTATAAGAAACATAACTAGCACGACCCGATGGCGGTGTGGATTTTTGTAAAGCATCTATACTTTTTTCCACTACCCTCTTCTTATTAACAAGAAACGTATAGTCAGCTACTGTCAGTGCTCGTAAGTCAGCTAATGGATTTGTTACAGAAGAACCTAAGCTCAGATAACTACCTGCTATAGATGTTACAGCTACTGGTATATGTGTGCCTAATGAAAGATTAAACGCACCCACACCGCCCAGCGATACCGTCACACAGTACTTTGTATCCTCATCTCTCTTTACGAAGTGTGTGAATAACGAACTGGCATTAGATGTATCGTCTGATATTTTCCCGACGAACTCTGTGCTTTGTCGTTTTACTAACCCATCAACAACAGAAGAAAAGGCGTTGATTTGTTCCTCGCATTGGGAGGGATGTCTCAGACTGTCGGGTTGTTGAGATACCCCCTGAATGAGGTTCGGTACACTGTTAACTAACAGGGGCATATCTCTTATCTATCTATTACTCGTAATACGCTGTAGTTATCAAAGATAGTTCTATCAGCATTCTCAGAGTCACTATCAATTGCCCGTGCTTTCGCTTCGACTTCATCCCGCAAAGCAAACCCTTCAATCTCTCTGCTTCCTAAGAATCGATTAGCGAAGATACGAGCTGATTTAACGGTGATGTAATGACGGAACTGTTCGGGGAGTTCTTCAAAGTCTAACTCAAAAGTAATCGAAGCTTTCACTTCTTTGGTCCACTCATATGTGTGATTCTTTCTATCGTATAACGAAAGCCCACGCTGAACTGGATCGCTGTCTGTATAAATGGATGGTTCTAAGTCTACCTTTAGCGTGTTGCTTGGTAGAGTAATCTTAGACGTGGAGGCATTGGGAGTAAGTGGATACTCGTGCTCCGTATTAAAGTGCCAACCTTCTGACTGTATAGCTTTGTTGGTCTCATCGAGGACATCCTCGGCTTGTATGGCTGTTAACGGAACAGTAGTGCCTCTAAGTGAATTGACGGGGGCTTCCCCGATAACACTGATGATTATATTTACTGCGTTTAATTTAGTCGTTAAAGCCATAGCTATACATATAAAAATAATCAGTGGAGGGGAGCGGAACGAATCACAGACCTCCCCAACACCGAGAGAAGAGCGTTACGCTACTAGTTCGATAGCACACTCAGGACGGAGAACTCCGTGACCCATAGCATACTTCGCAACAAACAACGTACCTTGACGCTCGATCTGATACTCCGATTCGGTAGCAAGATCAAGCAACTTAACGGTTCCTACAGCAGCACTGTGAGAAACAACACCCAAGCTATTGCGGAAGTCGGAGTTATATCCGGTTGAACCGCCGAATGGGTTGTTGTCTGCATCGCCGTCTGGATCAGAACCAGTGAGGTTTCCGTTAGGAATGTGGTTGGATTTGTAGATGCTGATACCAGCTACTTGTGGGATAGACCCAGAAGCAATACTACCAAGACCTCCGACGTCTTTATTGACAGCAGAAGTAGAGATAGCAAGATCGCCTACATTACCTGTGATTAACCTGTAGTACTCTTGTGGGCGAATAACGCAGAAACGACCGTCACTAGGAACGTCGTTTTCGTCAAGCCTTTGAGCAGTAGCAAACAAAGCACTTACCAACTCAGCACCCGAAACAGATGCGGGAGAACCGACGCTATCACCTGCGGAAAAGTTACCTTGAGCGACGTCGTATTGTCCGCCTGTATTTCCACTAGTCAAACTAGCGGAAGAACGAGCAGCGGCGATGAACACTTTAGCAAGAGCGGTATCGAAACGGACGGCAAGAGCTTTACCCAACTCGTTAGCGTATACTGAACGAATGTCGTAGTGATTCTTTACGTCGTCGATGTTGGCCAAGAAAGTGGAAGCAACAAGCATCTTATC